TCCAATAGAGGTGGCGGCGGTGGCGGCGGAACTTCTGGTCAATCTGGTGCATCCGGTGGATCTGGTATAGTTATCGTTAAATTACCAACTGCTTATTACAGTGGTACTACAACAGGTAGTCCAACTGAAAGTACACAAGGCGATTTTACAGTTTTAAAATATACAGGATCTGGAAGTATAAAGGCTTAGTATGGCACATTTTGCAAAAGTAGATGAAAATAATAAAGTAGTTAATGTAGTTGTTGTAGACAATTCTGAAGTTCCAGATGAAGCAACAGGTATAGCATTTTGCGAAAATACTTTAGGACCAGGAACATATTTACAGACTTCATATAATACATTAGGAAAAAAACACTATACTGATGGTGAGTTATCTGCTGATCAATCAAAAGCATTTAGAGGAAATTATGCTGAGATAAATGGTTATTATTTACCTGATGAAAATCATTTTCAACCCGTACAACCTTTCCCTTCATGGACTTGGACAGTTTCTACAGCTTCATGGACCCCTCCTGTAGCTAAACCAGAAACAGATGCTGAAGCAGGAATGTATTGGGATTGGGATGAAGATGCTCAAAATTGGGTGCAGATTCATATTGAAATAGATTAAGTTTTTTGTAGCATAAGCTACATTATAGAAAGTTATTAAAGATGTTGTGGCCATTTAAATTAGATACAGTTCAATTACACTGTGCTATAGAAAATTTTATTTCTGATGAAGAATGTAAATCAATTATAGAATTAGGTTTATCTAAAAAAATTAAAAAAGGTATAACTTTTAATGGAGAAAATGATCCTACTAGAGAAAGTAATATATCATGGATATTAGGTGAAGATGCAGAGTGGTTATTTAGAAGAATAACAGATGCAACTTTACAAGTTAATAAAACAGAATTTAATTTTGATTTAATAGGTTTAGGCGAAGGTTTACAGTTTACACATTATGTAGCACCTGGAGGAAAATATGGAGTTCATACCGATAGTGGACCTACAACACCTGTTAGAAAAATAAGTTTTGTTATTCAATTATCAGATCCAAAAGATTATGAAGGAGGCGATTTGAAACTACATGTTTCAGATGATCCTCTTTTTATTCCTAAAAAAAAGGGGACTATTTGCTTTTTTCCAAGCTATGTGTTACATGAAGTAACTAAAGTTACTAAAGGAGAAAGGTTCACTATTGTGGGTTGGATAACTGGACCTCAATTTAAATAATGAATAAAGAAATAAAAACAGTATGTATTGTAGGTGGTGGCTCTGCAGGTTGGATGTCTGCTGCAACTATAACAAAACTCTTTCCAGAAATACAAGTATATCTAATTGAAAATCCTGACTTTAAAACTATTGGAGTTGGAGAAAGTACAATAGCTGGAATTAATTCTTGGTTAGATATTTTAGAAATTAAAGATAAAGATTTTATGGAAGCATGTGATGCTACTTATAAAACAGGTATTATGTTTAAAGATTTTTATCAAAAAGATACAGATAAATTTTTTTATCCTTTTCAAAAACCTTACGAACAAGGATTACCATTTGGAAAAAATGCATGGTTCTATAAAAAACAAATGAATCCAGCATTATCAAATAGTGATTATGCTAGATTTGTAGCTCCTATAACTCTTTTTGCTGACAAATATAAAATGCCTAGAAACCCTCAAGATATTCCAGGGTTTAATAGTAATACAGATATTGCTTACCACTTTGATGCAACTAAATTTGGACAATGGTTAAAAAATAAATTTATTAAACCAAACAAAGTTACTCATGTATTAGAAGAAATTAAATCTATTGAAACAGACGAGAACGGAATAAAAACTTTAAATAATAAATACACTGCTGATTTGTTTTTAGACTGTAGTGGTTTTAATTCAGTTCTTATGGAAAAACTAGGATGTAAAAAAAATAAAGCTCCTTCTAAAATGCTTATAAATAATCAAGCATGGGCAACTCATGTTCCTTATGATGAAAATAATAAAAAAGAAGAAATGAAACCTTATACTTTATGCACTGCTATAGATAATGGATGGGTTTGGGAAATACCTACTTGGGGAAGATTAGGTGTTGGTTATGTTCATTCTGACAAATACTGTGAAACTGAACAAGCTTTAGTAGAATTTCAAATTTATTTAAGAAATAAAGGATATCAATATAAAAATCTTAAATATAATTTAGTAAAGTTTGATACTTATAGACATGATAAGATGTTTGTTAAAAATGTTTGTTCTATAGGATTAGCATCTAGTTTTATAGAACCTTTAGAGTCAACTGGTTTATTTACAGTACATGATAACTTACTTGCATTAGCAAGATGTTTACACAGGCATAGACATATTACTCAATTAGATAGAGATAGTTTTAATGTTTATACTAATGTTAAATATGATGGTTATGTAGATTTTGTAGCTATGCATTTTTATGCATCAGTTAGAAATGATACTAGATATTGGAGATGGTTTAGAAATAATAGTGTTTTAGATTTATCTTATAATAAACAAGAAGAAATATTTTTAGATATTCATGCAAGAATGATTGAAAATTTTTACAGTTCTAAATATGGTTTTCATTATATTGCTGCAGGTATGAATTATGATCCACTTGATTTAATGTCTCCAGAAGCTTTTAAACAAGGATATGAAGAAGGCATTAATATAAGAAATGATTGGTTAACAAATGTAGAAGAACTAATAAAAAAAGAACCTACTCACTTTGAATATTTAAAAGATAAAATATATGGTTGACATAGTTGAAGGATACATGCCTGAACAAGATATTCAGGAAATAGAAAAACACGTTCTTAATAATTCACACTTTCCTTGGTTTTGGGAAGGTCGTACAACTTCGGATAGTTATCCTGCCATGATGCATGTAATGGTAGGACGATATGATGAACCACCTCTTACAGAATTTAAAATTAATTCTCCTTGGTTTCATTTATTTGAAAGAATATTTTTAGATTTTTGTCGTAAAAATAATATACAAGTTAATCAAATTTTAAGAGCAGCTGTTAATTTAACTTGGTATTCAGAAGATAAATATGGAGATCCTCACGTAGATCATCCTGGAGAAGATGGACATAAAGTGTGTATGATGTACTTACATGATTTAGATTGGGGACCTACTTTTATTTTTAATGAAAAAGGAATGGGTTGGGCTATAGATAAAGAAAATGATCAAATGAAAAATTATCAAGGGGAGTTTACTATTGCTAAAGAAGTTTCTTTTGAGAGAGGAAAAATAATTATTTTTCCAGGGGAGCACTGTCACGCTGCTGGGTTTGTAAAAAAATCTAATCAGAAAAGAATTGCTGCAGTGATTACATTTAAATGAGTGAAACTTTAATACCTTTATTCTCATCACTAGTTATGGTTAGTGACATTCAACTTAACGAAACAGAAGAAAAAATTATTTTAGATTTTACAGATAAATGTAATTTTATAAAAACACGTGAAGAAGAAAACTCTTCTTCTATATCAGATGATTATTATGTTTTAGATGATCCACAATTAATACCTATAAGAAATAAAATAGCTATGGAAGTTAATAAATATATAGATCATTTACAATACGAAGGACAATTTGATTTTTCAAGTTCTTGGATAACTAAAACAAAACCTGGAGAACAAAGTCATTATCACACTCATAGTAATACTATTTTTAGTGGTATCTTTTATATTAAAACAAAAGATGATTGTGGTAGTGTAGCATTAACTGATTTTACTAAAACAAAATGGGGTATTAAAAAGAAAGAAGCTAACGTCTATAATTCTAGTACTTGGGAAATTACACCTTTAAAAAATAGAATTATTATTTTTCCATCAAATGTGCCACATAAAATAAATACTAATAGAACTAAACATACTAGATTTTCTTTACCTTTTAATGTAATACCATTAGGTAATATAGGAGCAGGGGAACAAAGGATAAATATAAATGCCAGATAAAGTTAGTCTTACACAACAGTTTATAAGGTTTGATACACCTTTTGATTTTAACAGTTTAGCTTTAATGTTAAGTAGTTATAATTTTGCATCTAAAATAACAAGTAATCATAATCACGAGTATATTTTAGATAGTACCTTTCAAATAAAAAATGTAGATAAAGATCCTAAATTTTATTCTTTAATACAATTACTAAATAGTAAATTTAATAAAGAAGAAGAATATATTGATATGGATATATTTTATTCAACATCTGTTGGTGCATCAGGTATTACCCATAAAGATGAATATGCTGTTTATATTTTAGGAGTGTGTGGACATACTATTTATAAAATAGAACAAGAAGTTTTTGAAGTTTTTCCAGGAGATTTATTATGTATACCACCACATACTACTCATACAGCAATAGGTATGACACCTAGAATTATATTATCTTATGCTAAACCTCTTGAATCTCGTCCCCAAAACAGTAATATAAGATACAAATAATACGTTGTTAAATAAGGCAATAAAAGCTATATTGGGCTATGCTGCAGAAACTTAATTTTAAACCAGGATTTAATAAACAAGCTACCGAATCAGGCGCTGAAGGCGAATGGGTAGATGGAGATTTTGTTAGATTTAGATATGGACTACCTGAAAAAATAGGTGGTTGGGAACAGCTTACAGTTGCTAATGAAACATTACCTGGAGTAGCTAGAAGACAACATACATTTAGTAGCTTTAAAGGTGAAAAATATGTAGCTATTGGAACGTCCCAAGGTTTATTCTTATACTATGGAGAAGCTTTTTATGACATTACTCCTTTAGATACAGCTATCACCTTAGCAACTTTTGATACTAATTTAAATTCTACTTCTGTCACTGTAAATAAAACAGGACATAATTTACCTCTTGGAAAATATATTACCTTTACAGCAGTAACTGCTCCCCCAGGATCAGGTTATGTAGATTCAGATTTTGAAACAGGGTCTTTTGAAATTGTTCAAATAAACGATGCAAACAGTTTTAATATTGTTATGAGAACTAATGCAACTGCTAACACAACAGGGGTTGGATCAGCTACAATTAATCCGTATGAAGATATTGGACCGGTTGCTCAAACAATAGGTTATGGTTGGGGAACATACATTTGGGGTGACTCAACATGGGGCACGGAAAGATCTACAAGTTCTGTGACTCTGGCACCAGGAAACTGGAGTCTTGATAATTTTGGAGAAGTATTAGTTGCAACTATATTTAATGGTAAAACATTTACTTGGGACGCAGGGGCAGCAAACGCCAGAACAATTAGAGCTTCTACAAGTACAACTAACTTTGCAACTACAAATAATCCAACTGCCACAAGAATTTCAATTGTATCAGATAGAGATAGACATTTATTTCATCTTGGAACAGAAACAACTGTAGGCACACCTAATACTCAAGACCCTATGTTTGTAAGATTTTCTAATCAAGAAGATTTAAATACATACGCACCAACAGCAACTAACACTGCAGGGACTTTTAGATTGGATACCGGTAATGAAATTAGAGCAGCTATACAAGGTAAAGATTATATTTTTGTAGCAACTGATCTTGCAGCTTATGTAATTCAATTTGTAGGTCCACCTTTTACATTTAGTGTTAGACAAGTAGGTACTAATTGTGGATGTATTGGTCAACACGCTATAGCTTATGCAAACGGTGCTGTGTGGTGGATGTCAGGAGAAGGAGGATTTTTTGTTTATGATGGTACAGTTAAATCTTTACCATGTCTTGTAGAAGATTTTGTTTATTCAACTGATGGAAATAATTTAGGATTAAACTATGATGCCGCTGATGGTATTTATTGTGCACCTAATACTTTATATACAGAAATAAATTGGTTTTATGCTAAAGCTGGATCTAAACATATAGATAGATGTGTTACTTATAACTATTCTGAAAATGTATTTACTACTTCATCATTAGCTAGAACTACTTATGCAGACCAAGGAGTATTTGATCATCCTTATGCTACTGAATATACTACCACTGCAACTCCTGTATTTTCAGGTATCTCTGGTCTTACTAATTTATTTGGAGCATCTACTTACTATTGTCATGAAAAAGGTGATGACCAGGTTAATAGTTCTGGTACCGCTTCTATTAATTCTTTTATTAGATCTGGAGATTACGATATTACTTCGAGAACAAGTGGCCTAGGTATTCAAACTGGAGTTGTTGATTATCGAGGAGATGGAGAGTTTTTTATGTCTGTAAAAAGATTTATACCTGATTTTAAATACTTACGAGGAGATGCTACAGTTACTTTATTTATTAGTTCTTATCCTGATGCTACAGCAGTTAGTTCCCCTCTTGGACCCTTTACAATTACATCAACCACTGATAAGGTAGATACTAGAGCTAGAGGAAGATTAGTTTCTCTTAAAATAGCTAATGATGCTGTAGGTGAATCATGGAGATATGGTACACTTAGAGTTGATGCACAACCAGATGGAAGAAGATAATGTCAGTAGATAAAAAAATAAAATATGAAATGCAAGGTGGTGTAAAAAACTATCTTGGTAAACAAAAAGAAGTTAAGGCTCCTGTGAAATGGCAGTCAAGTCCAGATCATCCTGAAACAGAATTAGCATATATTACAAAAGCAGAAAAAGATTTATTAGTTAAACAAGATTTACATGGCTCACTAAAAGGTGGTGTCAACAGAGGACCATCAGGTATTATGAGTTTAAATGGTTGGGGATCAACAGATCCTGGACAAAACGTTTCTGGTGCAACAGCAAGTGCTGCTGAAGCTGGAAAAAACACATCTGATACACTAGCAGCAGGAATGTCAGCTAAAGATGTACAAGATTTTCAAGCTGCATCAGTTGCAGCGGGAGCAGGACAAAGAGTTAACCCAGGTTTTTTTGATAGTAGAAATAGAGTAGGCCCGGACGTATTAGCGAGAGCAAAAGCATTTAATCCAGGTGCATTTAAATCTAATCGTAGAGGTGGTATTATGGATTTTATTACAGGCGGTGGTATTCTAGGAAATTTAATTAGAGGTGTTGGACAAAAATTTGGTTTAGGTAAAACTTATGATCAAGCAACTTATGATATGTCTGAGTTCAGTCCTTATGGATTAGGAGGTAGTCAAAATCCAAGTTACTATGATGATTTTGAAAATGAATTTGTAGAAGATGAAGAAGTAGAAACAATAACATTACCTAATGGAATGATAGTTCCTAAGAAAAAACCTATTAGACAATATATAGAACCTATTCCTCCAACTTTTACTGAAGAATTATTAGAAGATGAGGACTCTTTATCTCCATAATGGCTAAGTTAACTAACTATATACCTGAACCAAAACAAGAATATGAAGTAGATAATCAAAGACAAATAATTGAGTCTTTAAATACTATGAAACAACAACTTAATTTTTCTTTTCAAGAAGATTTAAAAAACGAACAAGACGCTTTTAATTATTTTTTATCATGACAATACAATATAAAAATGCTAGCAAAGTATTAGATGGAACAGCAATGACAACTGTTTTAAGTATATCTACTTCAGCTGTTGCTATTGTAAAATCAGTTTATTTATCTAATAATAGTACAGGAGCTGTGTTAGCTAACTGTGATTTAAGAGATTCTGGTTCAAGCACAGATGTAGAATTTTTTAGAAAAGACGTACCTGCTACAAGTACAATTAATGCTGCGGAACAGGGGTTGAATTTAGAAGCCGGAGATGCTATAAAAGTTCAAGCAGAAACTGCAGATAAGATAGAAGTTGTAGTTAGTTATGCTTTAATAAATAGAGAGAATGAAAACGGATAACATATATAAAATTGATTGTACGACTATAACTACTTATAGAAATACAAAAACTGGTGAAACATATAAAGATAAGAAAGAAGGACCCGATATTGTTAGTGATGTAACAGTACAGGTTTCTCCTAAAGGATTAGATTTAATGCAGAAAGTAATGAATAAACAAAGTGAAACCAAAAATAATAAATAACGTTTTAACTAAAGAAAATCTTTTTCAGCTATATGATAGTCTTATTGCTGATAACATGTGGAATTTAACTAGAAGTTCTCAAGGAACTGTAGCAGGTTCTTTTCCAGGGTGCACTTTTATAAATAATGGAGAGCCTGTTTATAATAATCCCTATTGGATAGGATACTTTACTTGTCTATTTGATACTTTAAATCAAAAATTAACTGAACAACATAATTTTCAACTTTATAAAAAAATAAAACGAATAGCTTTAAATGCAACTAATAATAATTATTACACAGAATTTCATGCAGATGAAAAACTTATGTATAGTATTGTTGGTTTTCTTACACCACAATGGTCAGAAGAATGGGGTGGAGAATTAAATATAGAAGGCGAAGTAATTAAATATAAACCTGGTGATTTTGTTTTATTTAATTCTGAACAACTACATAAATCACAAGAAATAAATAAACAACTACCATATTGGAGGGTATCTATAAATTATGTTATTGAGAAATGAAACACCTAAAGGCGGCACAGAGTTACAATACAGTTACTTAGAAAAGTATGTAGATAAAAAATTATTAGATCAAGTACAAATTACAACATCTGTACCAGAAAAAATTCCATTACATCCTACAAAGATGAATATTCTTTGGCAAAAAAATTCTTGGGATCAACCTAACTTACATCCATGGTTTAGTAATAAATCTAATCATAGTAAATATGATTGGTATGTATTCAATTCACATTGGAATTATGAAAAATTTAGAATGATGTTTGGCTTACCTTTAGAAAAATGCATAGTAATTAAAAATGGTATTGAAAATATACAAAAAGCTAAACCATATGAGGAAGGTCAACCTATTAAAATAATACATCAAAATACACCGTGGCGTGGTTTATCTGTATTACTAGGTGCTATGCAGTTAGTAAAAAATCCTTTGATTACTTTAGATGTGTATTCATCTACAGAAGTTTATGGAAAAGAATTTTATGAACAGAATGATCATAACTACAGAGCACTTTATGAACAGGCTGAAAAATTACCTAACGTAAATTACATTGGTTACAAACCAAATAGTTATATTACAGAAAATATGCATAAATATAATATGTATGTGTATCCAAGTATTTTTGAAGAAACTTTTTGTATATCTTTATTAGAAGCTATGGCTGGAGGTTTATATTGTATTACTACAAACTTAGGAGCTATCTTTGAAACAGGTGCGGAGTTTCCAATGTATATTCCTTTTGATGATAATTATAAAAGATTAGCATCTAAATTTGGTTATGGGATTGAAGCTGCTGCTAGTACATTGCATCAACAACAAATACATAATCACATAGATTCACAATCTCACTATGCTAATATATATTACAATTGGAGTAAACAAGGCGCAGCATGGACAAGATTTTTAACAGGAGCGCTAAATGCAAAAAAGTAATAAAGCGCAAGGCGCAAACAATGAACCCATCTGGTTTACTGAAAGTAATAAGAATGTAACAGAAGTAAATTTAGGTGCTCATTCACCATATAAAATTATGGTATGTACCCCTTGCCATAGTGATACTTCAATGCACTACACTCAAGCAGTCTTAAAATTTCAACAAGATTGTATGCAAAGAAAAATACAAGTTAGTTTTACTTTGATGAAATCCTCTTTAGTTACTCAAGGTAGAAATTTGTGTGTAGCTGAAACTTTAAACCACGAAGACGGTTACACACATTTATTGTTTATAGACTCGGATATAGACTTTCAATCATCTACTATATTTAAAATGTTAGAGTTAGATAAAGATGTTATAGCCTGTCCTTACCCTATGAAAATGTTAGATTGGGATAAGGTATGGAGAAGAGTCAATACTAAAGAAGATGCTATTACATCTGCACAAGATTTAGCTAGATCTGGTTATACCTACCCTTTAAAAGTAGAAGATTCTACTAATATACATAGTGAGAATGGACTGATAGAAGTAACCCATGCTCCTACTGGGTGTATGTTAATCAAGAGAGAAGTGTTAGAAAAAATGATTAAACACTATCCAGAGTTAGAAATATTTCAACCTACCTATATTAATGGTAAGGAAGAAAAAAAACTTAATATGTGGAATTTATTTGATACTATTCATGACCCTAAAACTAAACGTTATTTTGGAGAAGACTTTGGTTTCTGTCAAAGATGGGGTGATATGGGTGGTAAAGTATATATCTATGTAATGGATGTTATTACACATGTTGGAGAGTTCCAATATTGTGGTCGTTTCTTTGATGATTTATATCAAGGTAGCAGGCCTGTAAAACCCATTGACGAAGACAAAAAAATCAAATAAAGTATTATATTACAGGATTTCTACGCCTGCTCAACAGTATAAATATATTTAAATTATGGCGATATCAAGAATGCAACAACCCAGACAACAATACGGACTCGGAAGTATAGTAAAAGGAGTTAAGAAAGCCGTCAAAGGTGTAGCAAAAGGAATTAAAAGCGCTGCTAAATCACCTATAGGTAAGGCAGCAATGTTATATTTTGGTGGTAACCTACTTCAAGGTAATCCTATGTTTGGTAATCCTTTTACAGGAAATATAACTAATTTTATTAAAAGCAAAGGTATACCTTCAGTTTTTAAAAATACTGTAGAAGGATATAAAAATTTAGAAGGTCCTAAAAAGTTTTTAGCACAAGCCGGTATAGGAACTGCAATAAGTGGTGGACTAGCTGCTTTAATGAATGAAGATGAAGAGGTACAAGCAATGGCTCAACAAGACGTAGGAGCATTAAGAAAATACCTATCCTCTTATTATTCTAATTTAGGATATAATGTAGATCAAATAGCAGAAAATGTAGCTAGAGATACTTCTGAATATACAGCAGGTCAAGGTGGTTATGCAGAAGGTGGTAGAATTGGTTATGCTTTTGGAGATAAAGTAGAAATGGCTGCAGGCATCGAAGGTCTACCAGTTAATATAAATCCTAAAGGTGTAAAAGAATTAGACCTTAGAGAAACAGG